ATTCATCTATATAGTTTTCTACAGAGCAATGCCTAGTTACTTCACCATGAGGTTCGTGTACTAACTTCTTGTAGTCACAATACTCACAGTCGTATCCTTCATCAAACACAGTATCGTATAGCTTTACAATCTGCGTTACTAATTGTTTACTCAGACTCATCGTGTAACCCCACGCGTTTAGATATCATCTCTACCATTTCATTTAAAGTTTTGATACACACAACAGTACTATCTATTTTATCTGCTAAAGACAATAGCTTTACATCATGCCTGTTAGTAACTACTACTAGTTCTTGTATAGTTACACGCAAGCCATCGACATCATCCATTAAGGTATTAATCTCATCTTGTTTATCATCTAGCTTTTCTTCAAGCCTGTCTGTGTAATACCTGATGTCTTTATCTACATCTATATATGCCATACTAATCTCCTCTATTAAAATAAGTAAGCAGTTTTATGTCATGCTTAGGACTCCTCTCTAGACTTACAGGACTTTCACCATTGGCACTAGATACCGGTGAGATGTAGCTGAATGGGTTACATTCATTCTACAAATACATGTGCCATAGGTAAGGTATATAACCTACGACAAAACCCCAGAAGAATCCATTGAATCTTTCTTTGTACTTAGGATTCTTGTAATGTTCTATGTTGTATTTCATAGGCGCAGCTCCTTGACATCATCAGCTAGCTGCTTCTCCCAGTCAACAGGTACAATAGCACCATTTAATTTATACATATCTTCATCTATCTGCTCTGTATATAAGAACACATTGTCTTCATCATATACTCTGCAAACTAATTCACCCCACTCATTACGATGTACTTCGTTAGGTGGTATTGTTAATACTGACATAATAATCTCCTTAATAAAATCCCAGACGAATCCATATCGTTATCTTTTGCTTAAAGAACAAGTAAAAGAGAAGTGGTTAGTCACGGACAGGCTATAAAAAAAGAGAGTACCGAATTAACGATACTCTCTAGATGTATTGAGTTACTTTTGAGCTGCTCGTTTCTTAGCTGCTGCTATTAACTTAGTACGCTGCTCCTTAGTAATTCCGTTAGAAGCTTGAGCCTGAGGTTTCCAATCAGGATATGTTATTGTTAATTGCTTAACTAAACATTCTCTTTCTTCTAACCATTCAGATATCTGGTCTTCCTTAATCTGAATGTTACTACCCTGCATATTAATTACAGCGTCTGATGGCTGTTCAGGATTGTTACGAAACTCTTTATCTATCTCAGCTTCAAACTCTTGAATCTTTTTCTTGGCTTGAGATATCATCCACTCACAACCTGTTATAGATTTCTCTACAAGGTATTTACTGATAAAAGGATTGTGATGTTCTACAAATCTAATTTCAGTTATGTGTTGTGTAGCCTTAGCGTTTGAATCTAAAGCTGTATCAAAGTTTTTATTTAATTTATTCATAATATTATTTTCCATTGAGTTATAAAAGTTTTGCCCTTAGGCAGAGTTGAATACTCACATAAATGAAATCCAGCACCTACATTTTTATGAGGTGTACCAATGTAGCAACAGATAGGGAACATAAGGATACACAAGGTTTTATGGTACAACTAACCATAGAACATAAAGGTAACTATAAAGGAATAAAATATGTTGTGATGGATATTATTTATGTGAGATTCTTTACTCTGCCTTATGGGTAAAACTTTTATAACTCAAGGAACATACAACTCTAAGTATATTAATAGTATTTGCATAGTGTTGTATTGTTATTGACTATTATAAATATTAGTAATATAAGTAGTCTGTAGTCACTATCATGTTCTTATTCACATGAACTTTGGATTACTCTAGACTATACAAATAAACAGTAGTAGATTTGAATAAACTAAACATACTAGGTGGGGGAGCCTAATAGTAATGTCACTATAATAAATAAACAATCACCTCTAGATGAAAGAGGATTTTGGCATCATAAGAATTACTTATTAATACTACAGAAAATAGAAGTAATTACTATTTACAAAGCAGTAAAAGTATGCTAAACTCTTACCAAGTTTGCTACTTAAGTTACATACGCGAACCTAGTACAAGCAGCAGGTAGTTATTCAGATTCTTTTACTTAAAAACTAGCATGCGTGTAACCTAAGTATGCTATACTTCAGTTTTTCCTTAATGTATTAAGTTATGACTGAACACGACAAAAGAAGAAACAATAAAGGTAATCCTGCTTTGTATAAAGGAATGGCTCCTTTAAATCCCAAAGGCAGACCTAAGGGTAGTATGAATAAATATACTATCTTGTCCAGAGAGCTGCTTACCGAGCGTGGACCTGAGATAGTCCAAGTAATCATAGACAGAGCTTTAAAAGGTGATGTACATTGCCTTAAGATGTGTATGGACAGAATTGTACCTACTACTAAAGCTGTAGAGATAAACCATAGAAAGCATGATGGTGGTGTTGTAATAAATGTAGGCACTACAGAACAAATCGAGGAGCAAGCCAAGAAAACTAAACCAAAGCAGGTAAGAAGCAAATCTGAGGATACTGTAGTAGCTGAGGTAATAGATGAGCTTTCAGACTGATTTAAACTTTGGTGAACAAGGTGAGCTGTTTGTATTAGAAAAGCTACACTATAAATATCCTAAAGCATACAAAGTACAAGGTTACTATAAAGAATGGGATTTGTTTATACCTGAAAAAAATGTAGGTATAGAAGTTAAAAGTGATAGAGCTACCCATAAAACTGGCAATGTAGTTATAGAAAATAAATATGGAGGCGCGCCCTCAGGTATTGAAACAACTAAAGCTACTTGGTGGGCATATATTACTAAAGATAACTTATACTGGATAACTCCAGATAAAATTAAAGAATGTATTAAAGATAATAATCTAGAATCTAAAGAATTTCCTCCTGTAAAAGGTGATTTTAAAAAGAAATCTTTATACCTAATAAAAGAAACCTTGTTTAAAAAATACGCAAAGCGTTCAGAGAAAATAGATGGCAGAAATTAATGTAGAGTTACACCCTGCGCAACTAGAAATATTCAATTCTAAGAAAAGATTTAAGATAGTAGCTGCTGGTAGGAGGTTTGGTAAGTCTAGATTAGCTGCTTGGATTCTTTTAATCAAAGCTTTACAGTCAGAAAGTAAAGATGTATTCTATGTTGGTCCTACTTTTCAGCAAGCTAAGGATATTATGTGGGGTATGCTAAAAGAATTAGGTGCGGATGTCATAAAAGATGCCTACGAAAACACAGCTAGGCTAACATTAATCAACGATAGAAAGATATATCTTAAAGGAAGTGACCGACCTGACACACTTCGAGGTGTTGGTTTGGCGTATGTTGTATTAGATGAGTACGCCAGTATGAAACCTATTGTATGGGAGCAGATTTTAAGACCAACTCTAGCGGATGTACGAGGAGAAGCTATGTTTATAGGTACACCTGCTGGTAAAAACCATTTCTATGACCTATATACAGAAGCACAAAAAGAAGAAGATTGGGAAGCTTTTTCTTTTAACTCTACAGATAACCCTTATATTGCAGCAGATGAGATTGAAGCAGCAAAACGCTCAATGTCTTCTATGGCATTTAGGCAAGAATTTGAAGCAAGCTTTGAAACTTTTTCTGGTGGTATATTTAAAGAAGAATGGTTTCATACAGGCACAGAACCTGAAGAAGGTAACTATGTAATTGCTGTAGACCCTGCTGGATTTGAAGCTGTAGAAAAAGAAAGAGGATTAAAAGGCTCTAAATTAGACGAAACTTCTATAGCTATTGTAAAAATAAATAGAGATAAGTGGTGGGTTAAAGATATTCTACATGGAAGATGGGGCATTAAAGAAACTGCTAAGAAAATACTTAAAGCTGCGGACATAAATGGAGCTACTACTGTAGGTATAGAAACAGGTTCTTTAAAAAATGCTATTATGCCTTACCTAGAAGATGAAATGCGTACAGAGAATAGGTTTGTACATATAGACGAGCTACGACATGGCGGTAAAAAGAAAACTGAGCGTATTACATGGTCCTTACAAGGTAGACTAGAACATGGTCAGATAAGTTTTAACGAGGATAGAGATTGGAAAGTCTTTATGTCACAGATGTTAGACTTTCCTAATCACCTAAGTCATGACGATTTGCTGGATAGCCTAGCATATATAGACCAAGTGTCTATAGCAGACTTTGCATACTCCATAGATATGGATGATGACTGGGAACCTTACGATGAAATAGCAGGATATTAGATAATTTGTTAGAAACCTCTACACAACTACCTAAAATGTGCTATACTCCACAGAATTACCTGCGTTAATGGAGATATTTCTATAAATGTTTGAAAATAAAGAAACAAAATACCAAGCTTTAGCTGGATGGCT